CACCATTCTTGCCTGGAAAAAGAGTACACATAAGTGCCCCTAGATAAAACTGATTGGTATTGAGGCGCACCGTTGCTTCAATGTCTGCGCGATAATACCGAAATTGTCTCATAACAGGTTGGTTCCTTGGGTGAGAACGTAAATACGGGTCCCAATCTTGAGTAAACAAGACTGGATCTGTATCCGTGACCAACCAGTCAAACTCCGTCACTAAAACTGATCTTTCTAACAACTGAGTATCTAAGAACTCTCCTAAACCGTGTCCTTCTAACTCTTGTCCCGATGTCTTGACTTGCTCCGTAACTCCTACCTCTCCAAAGGTCATTGTTGGAGTAGCAAATCTAGCTGTGTCCACGGCAGACGTCAGCTGTTGGGATGCGTCGGCTTGTGTCCCGACGATGGCTTCTGTTTCTGTTTTGTTCATGATCCCTAAAATAGGCACCCCACAGGATCAGGGGGGTGTCCCGGACGACTTAACTCTCGTCTGAAAAAGTGGCTTTTCTGTTGACAGGTAGCTACACCTCGCTGTCTTACAGCTTGCACCCTGTCTCGTAGGGGTATACGGGGTAGTTTAATGTCTTCCCACAGACCATGCAGCTTAATAATCCTGTGCTCGCATGGCCGACATTCTACTGTAACTACGAATGTCGGTCTTAACATCTAACCGACGGACTTCCTTTCTACACCACTCATAACATTGAACATAGAACTGCTCCCCGTGGTGAAAGGCTTCCAAAAGAACTGACTGCAGAACCGAAGAAATGATTTCTTCGTCCTGATCAGCATCTGTCCATTTGACCATGTTGGCCAAAGACTTCCGATCCAATGGAGCCATAATCCCATGTGATCCCATCACAAATTGCCTTTTCAGGTAAGTGAGTTGATCCCAATCGAGATTCATGTCATCGGTTTTTGTTGGAGACGTATAAGTCATACCGTAAGCTTGCTTAAAGAACTTAGCAAGATACGACATATTATAGTCTTCAAACTCAGAAGGAACTGAAACTACGGAATCATCTCCCGTAAAGGTCGTTTCTACTTTCTTCCATTCAGATTCCGGATACATATTGATAAATGCCGTTTTATGCAAATACCAATTTCCAAACGAATTAAACATGGACGTAATAAAAGACCCTGAGGACGTACCCCAAGGTCTAATAAAAACGAACACACCCATCACGTGGTATCCTTGAAAATTTGCTTCCACGATGCGAACAACTACTTCATAATCCTCTGTTGAAAAACAGTGACTCAGCAGCTCCTCGAACGCGAGCTTGACTTCATTCTTAATACTAATGTCGTAATTAGAAAAGTCTCCTGCTCTAATTTTCCTCTTCTCTTCAATTCTTCCCCGTAAACGTGCATAAAGCAACCCCCACTGGGAAGAATGGGGATTAATACTTAATCCTATTGGGGATCCTACTGGATCCTTCGTTATCTCCGTAAAAAACGTACCTAAGTACATACGTTGAACGACGAAGGACGCAAAGTCCCCACTAGAAAATAATCTAGTATTTCCCGCTTCTGATTTTTCCTTAGTCTTTAGCTCATCTTTCAATTGCTCTTCAAACACTACAGGATAAATCAATCCTTTCTGCATTGCATGAACTCGTAATTCCACCTCCTTGCGCAACAAAGG